GAGCCTGATTATCTGTGTCTGCTTGTTGTCTTTTTCGTCCCACAAACCATCCTGCTATTGCAGTCAATCCATTTGAAATAAGTAATATTAAAGTTTCGTTCATTTCCTATAATTTAATATCCCCAAAGACAAGCATATTCTGGTCCTGAATAATAACCAATTCCTGATCTCTGTAAGTTATTAGCGATTTCATATCCTGACATATTACCATTACTTAAATGAACACCGCTAAAATAATTCTTCCCTAAATGCGGAGGAATTCCATTTTCTGTTGAATAGTTGAATACATCAGGGTATAAGTTAGAATTCCAAATAATTTGTTCAATCATTCGTGCTTCAAAGAATTGAGATCGGTTATCCGCTCTCTCTTGCATGTATTGCATTTCTTTTATGGAAACACTATTCTCAGCACCCGTGACAATTCCATTATTTTTAATTCTCATGAAAATACTACTCAAACATTCGGAATATCCCGCCCATAAAATTAGAGGTTGGGCGAAATATTCTAAAAATTCTGTGTCAGTTGTGCTCAAATTGGAATTGATAACTCCGTCCAATAATTTCTTGTAATATTTACCGCCGATGATGTATTCGAGTTTAGCCTGCTGTGCATAACTAATAAATGGCAAAATCACCTGACTCGTTACATTTTGGTCAATATCTGTAAAGTTTTTTATCTTGGTCTCACTGACCAATAGGACATTTTGAGGAATTAGTGCTGACATTCTTATATTAGAGTTTCATTTTTATCTTCATCAACAGCAACATCCTTATTCACATCAACTGTTTCAACAGGTGCTGCGTCAGGAATGGTTACCATTTCAAATTGTTTAATTTCTATTTCTGCTGGTTTTCCGTCTCTCAATCTCAATAATTTCTCAAATACAACCTTTATCTCTTTTTGGATTGGTTGAATTACAAGGTGTTGGAAATGGTCTTGTGCCTCTAAGTGATTTGGTTGTCCAAGAGCACCAGGTGTTCTGATTCCCAATAATTCAGGTGAGGAGATTTGATGAGATGTGAGGATTGCCTCTTGAACCTTTTTTGATAATTCAATAAACATCGTATCAGTTCCATTCGTCCCGATTGATGTGATTTCAGGTGCTTCCTCTTTTGAGTTAGCAAAGGTCAGCATCAACTTACCAGGATTATTACTTCCACCATATTTTGCGGTAAGTGTCTCATAGATTTCATTGCGCTGCTCGGGTGCGGGCACCCCTGAGTTGAGAGCCACAAATAAAGATGGTTGTAATCCATTCACAATATTAGAGTGGAACCAGTTGTATATTTCTATCTCTGTGGCAATACTTGTGGCACCGCCCCAATAGGTTGGCGCAGAATAATATTCTGCGCCAGGAGTATGTGTTGTGTAATAGAATATCTGTGATGGGTCATCAGCATTGAAATTCATTGCTGGTAATTTTCTAGGTGGAAACTTTTTAACATTAGCCCAATCAGAAGAATAATAGTAATTATTTACATGGTCGTTAATATCACTCCTCTCGGCTCTAATTTTTGATGCATCCATAGAATACATTTCAAAACCTAAATCCCTGTCTCTTTTATATACGATATTTATCGCTACGCACCCATATAAAATAAAATCCAAAGTGCATTTGTTCCAAATATCATATAATGAATCACCCAATGAATTGACCATCATAAGACGAGAATTATCCCCGTCCTTCAACGATATTGATTCTCCTCTTACATTATACCACTTGGACATAATACTTGCTCTGTGGGTCGGAGAACTGTTATAGAGACGGATTAGTTCTTGTGGAGCCAAATTTGTAATTCCGTACCAGACCCATGGCGTTCTTAAATTGTATCCTGGCTGTTCTTCAATGATTGGAACCCGAGCAACTTGACCCTCGAAAATTCTGAACAAATCATTATCTATTTTTTTTTCTTCCATATCTATAAATATATTATTTTGTCTGTTCCATCATTAAGGATTATATGTTGTTCCTGAAACTATTACTGGTATGTAAGAACATAATTGTATATTTCCTGACAAACTTATAATTTCATCTTTTTGTATTTGTGTAAGACAATCATAAATTTCATTTTCAATTATAACACCATAACCAATGGAAATTTTTGATCCTGTCTCAAAATTGAATTCACATATTTCTTTTGGGGTAGTCATCCAAGTAATGGTTAAACCATCCTCTGTTGGAAATCCCTTACAAGAGTTAATTTGGTTTATTAAAGATTCTGCATCATTTTGTTCTGCGTATAAAATATAATCCATATTACCAAGTATTATACCTCCATTTATTTTTAAGATAAGTTTCGACATTATTTTTCTCGGTTGTTGTCAAAACTTTTCCATAAACAATTATTTCTGCAACATAACCTACTGTTGGAGCATCACCATTATTATTCGCTCCAATAGATATTGCCGCAATTGTAGAAGGAATAGAACCGATGTTTTGTGAACTATTGTATATCAAATCATTCACCGAACCACTGAATGCTCCTGCTGTTGTTCCTGATACAAAACCATATTGATATTCATTTTTACCTCCCAAAGTTGCTGGCGGTGTCCATATCCATCTCATTCTATTATTATCAGCCCCCAAATCTAATGTTCTTTCACTTGCAACTTGTGATTGATATGCTCTGTATTTACCAATATTGACTGGTGGTGCTTGATCTGTATAGTTGAATGTTAAACCATCAGCTTCAGTATTTTGTATTTTAGCAACAAAGAAATAAGTGAAACCACTATCACTAAACGATGTTCCAGTTGTTCTTGCTATATAATCATTTCCATCGAAATATACATAAGTATTAGCACTCCAAGAAGCAACAGAAGTTCCTCCTGTGAATAATGGTTGTGCAGATGCTGTCGACTGTGTTAGATTATAATTGTTTCCTGACTTATCTGCCCATACTTCAATAAAATCGGTGCCAGTTCTCTTAGTAATTGTTGTTGCATCATTTGCATCATACCAAGTTCTCAATTCAGTAATTTGAGATGGGTCAAATGGTACAGGTGATGCGGTTGGACTTTGTGTCAATGTTGTGGTTGGAGTTGGCGTAGGAGTTCCTGTGCCAGTTGGTGTTGATGTTAAAGTTGTTGTCGGAGTTGGTGTCGGAGTACCTGTTCCTGTTGGCGTTGCGGTCAATGTTGTTGTAGGAGTAGGAGTTGGAGTTCCTGTTCCAGTTGGAGTTGCAGTTAATGTCGTTGTGGGAGTTGGAGTCGGAGTCCCTGTGCCAGTTGGTGTAGCCGTTAATGTTGTTGTCGGCGTTGGAGTAGGTGTTCCAGTTCCCGTTGGAGTTGCTGTCAAAGTTGTTGTAGGAGTAGGAGTTGGAGTACCAGTTCCTGTTTGAGTTGGAGATGGTGTTGGAGTTGGTGTTCCCGTGCCAGTTGGGGTTGGTGTTCCCGTACCAGTTGGGGTTGGTGTTGCTCCCAATGTTCCTGTTGGAGTTTGGGTAGGAGTTTGTGATGGAGTCACAGTTGGACTTGCAGTAATTGATGGAGTTGGAGTTGGTGTTAAAATTTGTGTTCCAGTTGGTGTTGGAGGATTCAACTCATTTGGCGCGAATATATAATTTGAGTTAAATTCATTGTCAGAAATAAACTCAATATAATAATCATTTGTTGTGTCTGCTGATGATACAAGTACAACCGCTGTTCCATATTCAACGGCACCATCTGATAATGATGGATTTAAGTTCCCCGATCCAGCAGGTTGTTGCCAAATCGAGTAGTTATACTGGCCTTCGAACGGGAAGGCAATCTCACCAACACCAGTTCCTTCAATAAATTCAAACTCATCATATCTGCTTCTTGAAACAGATATATCAGTCGGAATAAATCTAACTTGTTGTTTAGAAAAAATGTGTGTAAAAGAGAATAACCACTCAGGATTTGGAATCGTTGAGTTTTGTGATACCGTTACAACAAGTGAATTTCTCTGTTTGGTTTTGATTATCAGCATATCAATTAAATATAACATGGGGAGTGTTTGCTCCCCATGTTGAATATTCCTTTATTATCCTTGAACTGTGATACCTTGAGCGATTGAACTCAAAGAACCTGACAGTTGATTCATTGGATTTGGTTCGAGATATTGGAATGTCATATTGTATCCGTTCGCATCTCCCAAAGCTTTTCCTGTGACTGAGGTTCCAGCCGAAATAAAGCATCCGTAGGTTTGTCCGCAGTAGAAGAACTGACCGTTATTGTCTTCCGCCACAATTGCCAATCTCTGAGATTGAGCAAGGGTCTTCAAGATGTTTCTCTTGTCTTGACCAAGTTTGTTGAAATAAGTTACGATTTCTCCTTGATAAAAAACTGTTCCATTTTCTAACGAAGCATTCACTGTTTCAGTTAGTTGACTGGAAGTCCTGATAAGTTGAAATTCATAAAATACTCCTGTTCCTGATATTGCAGTAATGGTATCTCCTGTGGTTTGAGTAAGAGATGTCACATTTGTATAATCTGTGATCCACAAAGTGGCAAGACCACCTGTGTTGTCTCTACATCCTAACTGAATACCTGCTGTTAAATTACAAGCCATTATATG